TTAACTGGGCAACTATTTCTACAAAGCCTTATACAACTACTGCAATCTCTACAGCGACAACTGCAGTTGCGTATAACCACTACATGGTAACTACCTCCTCTGCCGTTACATTGACCCTTCCAGCAACCGCAACAATTGGTGACTGGATCCGCGTCTTTGACGCCACAGGCTCAGCAAATACCAATAACATTACTATTGCGCCTAATGGATTAAACATCCAAGGCTCAGTACAAAACCTTATAATTGACGTTGCATATGGCACCGTTGGTCTTGAATATGTGGGCGCTACTTATGGATGGAAGGTACTCGTATGACCCTTAACCTATCAACTCTTTACGGAAGCGTTGGTCCTACAAACACCAACATCGCTGATGCAGTTGCTGCTGATTCCAATATGGCTGCAACTATCTCTGCTAACGTGCCTTCAGCATCTACAATTGCTTCTGCCGTAACAACTGCTGGTAACTCTGCAGGTTGGGGAGCCACTGGATTTGCTGATAGTTGGACACTGTTAACAAATACTTCTCTTGGAAGTAGTTCTTCAATTACTTTAAGTTGGTCAGGAACTTACAAAAAAATTATTGTAATAGGAGTGAGCATTACAGGGTCTGCTACTACTACTTTAGGTTTTAGACTAAATGGGGATACATCATCAAGTTACTCTTTTGGATTGTTTAATGCCTCAACCAATAACTATCAAATCCAAAATTCTGGTTGGTACGGCGTTTCTTCAACAGCATCAGGTGCGCCTTCTTTTTTTAGAATGACACTAGATGCACCTAATTCCAGTTCTATAAAAGTAATGGATTGGGTAGGATTTTCTCAAAATGATGGCGCTCCTTATTTAGGAAATGGTTTTTGGAATAACACTTCTTCTGTCACATCTTTTAATATCTATACTGGAAATAGCGCAACACTTAACGGGAACATTTATGTATATGGAGTTAACTAATGACTAGACCACTAGTAACAATCGTTCATGGCCTTCCAGATGACCCTGACCATGTAAATGAGACTCGTGAGATGAACGATGCCGAGTTTGCTCAATATCAACTTGACCAAGCAACGGCACAAGAAGAAGCAGCAGCACAAGCAACTGCAGATGCTGCAGCCCAAGCAAAGGCTGATGCTGCTCGTGCAGTACTTGAGAAGTTGGGCATCACTGAAGATGTACTTAACACATTGCATGGGGCGATCTCTGCATCTCCAACAACAGGAGCGTAATTAAATGGCAGTCAAAAGATATGATGGTGTCCAGTGGGTCACCTATGCAGGTGCTGGTATACAGGGCTTGCAAGGTACTACTGGTCTTCAAGGCACCACAGGTACTCAAGGACTTACAGGTACTACTGGTACTCAAGGTACTGCTGGCTCTAACGGCTCAAGCGGTACATCAGGCGTATTTGCGGCTAACATCATCTCATCAAGTGGTACAACAATGGCTACACAGAATGCCTACTTTGTTACCACCTCTGCTGGTGCTATCACTTTGACATTGCCTTCTTCCCCTTCAGTTGGAGCAGAAATCCACGTCTTTGACGCAACCGGCAACGCTCCAACAAATAACATTACTGTTGCTAACAATGGCTCAAATATAAACGGCCAAAGTACAACACTTCTTATTGACAAAGCATACGCTGGTGTCACATTGATCTATGTAGGTTCATCCTACGGATGGAGAGTCTCATAATGGCTATCAGTTATTCTTCTTTGGGCGGCGCACTGACTCCGACCACTCAAATTTTTACATCCACTGGAACGTGGACATCTCCTGCTAACGTAACTTCGGTAGAAGTATTTCTTGTTGCTGGCGGCGGTGGCGGAGGTTATTGTGGGTCAAATGGCACCTCGAATGTGTACGCCGGCGGTGGCGGCGGTGGTGGGTTTGCTATGCGTAGAACTATCTCAGTATCTCCTAGCACTGCTTACACAATCACCATTGGTGGAGGAGGTTCGGGAGGAACAGGTTCTACTGGAACTCCATCAACTGCAGGAAGTAACGGTTCCAATAGTTCTTTTGGATCTCTTATTACTGTTAATGGCGGCGGTGGTGGCTCGTCTGTAGGCAGCGCATTAAGTGGCCCTTACGCTAACGTCGGTGGCAATGGAGGTGGTGCCCTAGCGAATGGAGGGGCGAGTTCCATTGGGGGAGCGGGTGGTGGTGGCGGTAGTTTTTCCCCAGGATACGGAAGTATTACGTATAACTCCTACGGTTATACAGGTGCTTCTTCTGGAAATCAAGGAACTCCTGGCGGTCCTCTTGCCAATGGATCCGGCGGAACGATGTCTGGAGGTTTAGGGATAGATGGATTTGGCGGCGGAGGTGGCGGAGGTTATTTCTGGCCCAGCGGTTATGCTTTCGCGATGGGATACGGTTCAAGCGGTGGTGGTAATGGTGGGTATGTAAACTCAGGAGGAAGCGTTTCAGGTTCAAATGGAACTGCAGGTGCAACAAACTCAGGTGGTGGTGGTGGTGGGGCGTCTTTTGTATCTAACAACTCTGCAGGAGGTTATTCGGGTTCTGCTGGTGGTTCTGGTTATTGTCGTATTACGTATTTGACATGAGGAGAAAATAAATGGAATGCAATCCAACTAATCATATTGACGAATGTCCTCACGCTTTTATTAAAAATGGCGTGGTAGAACATATACTTGTATTCAAAGAGGATGACCATGGCAATACAGATCTATTTACATCTGTCCATGCACTTCATGGAACAGATACCGTAGTTTGTCTTTGTTCGCTTAATGTAGACGTAGTGCCTCATCGTTGGTCAACATGGGACGGGACTTCTTTTACCCCCCCTACCCTTGATTATCTCTATAGCATTGGAATTGCTCAGGAAAACCAAGCAATGTTTGAAGCACGTAATGCAGCAGAAGCAACCGATAAAACAACTCCAACAGCGTAGTCATGCTACAGTAGTGCCCTAACTAAGGAGCACTACATGGACAACGTTACAGAGATCAAGCCTTCCCACAAGGTATTTACATACAACGTCAATATGCTTGTTCAGATATTTGGCGATGATGAGTCTGCCGCTAAAGATCGCCTAGATAAAGAGGGCGGCTTTGTATCTAAGCGCGAAGTTACCTTGGTTAATACTGCGGAATTGCATAACGAATTCCCTGAGTAAACAGGCCTTAGTACTTTTTTTCCAGAACCTATAAGGGAGAATACTAACCATGCGCGGAGACCAACGTATGGGTCGATTCTCTATCGACTATGAGACCATGTCCAATGATGAGGGCACGGTCGATGACCTACGTATCCCTGTAGGTAATCAAGTTGAATGGTATGTGTGGGATCCAGAAGCGCTTATAGATAATGCCTCAACTTGGACTGATCCTGTCTATGATACCTCTAACCAAAATGTTGGTGGAGGAATTCAATGGAACGCTGCAATTGTATTACCTGTTATCTCTGCCAGAGTAAACCGCGGCGATAACGAGCCAAACGAGCGAGGCTTCTATACAGTCGATACCATGAGCCTTACAGTTGCTGTAGCAGATCTCAACCGTTTAATCCCAAGCATGGTGACAGACCCTACAGATCATATTAAAGACCTGATCGTATTTCAGAACGATGTCTATCGCCCTACACGTGTTGCTCCCCGTGGACTTTATGCTAATCGATACGCAGTTCTTTCCGTTGATTGCAACCAGGTCAACTCCGAAGAACTTGTTAACCTCCCGCAATTTCAATCCTACGCTAACTAAGGAGATGCTATGCCAAATGATGAAAACGACATATTCGATGATGAACCAAGCCTAGATGATCTTCTAGACGCAGGTTTAATATCCGAAGATTTATACGATGATTTAATGGAGGATCTCGATGAAGAAAATGACTGATAAGAGTAAGATCAAGAAGGTAATGGAAGAATACAATGAAGGTAAACTTCATTCAGGTTCCAAAAAGGGTCCAGTAGTAAAATCAAAAAAGCAGGCTGTTGCAATCGCGCTCAGTGCTCAACGAAAGAAATCAGGTAAATAGAATGGCTAAAGAAGCAAAACTAGGTACAGGATCTCGCTTCAAGAAAGTTGAAGAAGAGGCGAAGAAGTCTGGCGCTAAGAACCCTGCAGCAGTTGCTGCTGCTGCGGGTATGAAGAAGTACGGTGTTAAGAAGATGGAAGCAATGGCCCAAAAGGGTAAGAAGAAGTAATGCCTAAGAAAAAAGACAACCCAGCATTTGTTGAGGCTGGTGGCAAAGGTCACCGTGTCTACAAGCGCAAGGATGGCGATGTTATTGTCGACCACGTTGGCAAGAACAATGGCAAATGGGACAAGATTGATCTGACCGATAAGGCTGGAGTCAAGACTGTTAAACAAGGTGTTCTCTCTGTAAAGCAATGGCATAAGTCCCATGGCAAACACGGAGAATAATAAGCCTAAAGAGGAGAAGCCAGAACCACCTGCAACGTTAACTATAGGTGTTCCTGGAAGACCCCCTCGTTCTACCCACAAGATATACAAAAACGAGATGGGTGAAGTTATGGTGGATCATACTCATCATCGTAAGGGCACAAGTGCAACTCATAATTTAACGCATAAGAAAGGTATTACCTCTGTAAAACAGGGTGTGACTGCCTTTAAGACTTATCACAAGAAAAAGGGAATGTAATGGCTGAAACACCAGCATGGCAAAGAGCCGAAGGAAAATCAAAAAAAGGTGGACTTAATGAGACGGGTCGTAAGTCTTACGAAAAGGCTAATCCTGGGTCAAACCTCAAGCCTCCAGTTAAGAAGGGCGACAATCCTCGTCGTGCATCCTTCCTAGCACGTATGGGCAATATGCCAGGACCAGAGCATAAGCCTAATGGCGAACCTACTCGTTTGCTTTTATCGCTTCAAGCATGGGGCGCTTCATCTAAGGCTGATGCTAAGAAAAAGGCTGCAAACATTTCTAAGAAAAATAAAAATGGCAAGTAAGCCAATCTGGGAAACAAAGAACCCAAAGAAGAAGTCCACGCCATTGTCCTCTGGGCAAAAGGCGTCGGCTAAGGCTCGTGCTGAAAAAGCGGGTCGCCCCTACCCAAATGCTGTCGACAATATATGGGCAGCAAAACAATCGAAAGGTAAGTAACTATGTGCATGTCATGTGGATGCGGTAAGAAAAAAGGCGAAGCAGGATACGGCAAGGGTCCAAAGGCTAAAAAGGACATGAAGTCTGCTGCTCCAAAAATTGCTATGAAGAAAATGGGCAAGAAGAAGTAAATGGCCCATAAAGATTCTAAATGGGAAAAGGGCATGACCCCAGCCCAGAAGAAGAAGTTTGAAAAAGAAGATGCCAAGAACGACAAGGCGTTAGCCAAAAAGGTCAAGGCTTCTAAAAAGAAGTAGGACTTAGCCCTGAGAAATCAGGGCTTTTTCTTTACCCTTATACCAACGGACCACCGTGCTGGTGCCCGCCACAGTTCCCACTGGTTGCGATAAAGGGGTAGTTAATGGCACATAAACCATGGTGGCAACAAGTCGCCGAAATGAACGACACTAATGAACAACAAGAGTTCATGCGTGGCGTCTTTGGTTTTCGCCCAAAAGAAAAGCAGCCAATCGTTGTGGGACTCATCGCTGGATATGTAGGCGGTAAGGTCGCAGCGAAGGGCAAGAAAAAGAAGTGAAGTCACTCAAACACTTCAAGTCTGCTATCGAGACTGCCTCCAAAGAAACCGCAGCATTTATGACTGCCCATGTTAAGGCAGAGGCCAACGTTAATAACTGGCCCAGCCATGTTGTCAGTTCCCTGCATGTTACCCATGGTAAAGACGGATTCCGAGTAAAAGTACACCCAGACCACCGTGATGAAGCGCTGGATTGGGAATACGGAACTCCAGGGCGTCAACCTACCGCTGCTATGCGCCGTTTCAATAACAATACACGCGACAGTGAGCAGTTCTTTCTTGGTCGCCTCAAAGCACACTTGGGGGAGTAATGACATTCTTATTATCTGAAGATGCTGCACTAAGAGCCATGCTCTTGGGAATGACTGTGACTGATCAAAAGTCAGATGCATCAGGTACTGCAACCCGTAATGTGGGTGTTTGGTTTGGACAACCTGATGAGCAGATCCGCCAACAGGAATACCCATACTTAACTATTGACATGATCGATATCAATGAAGACTTCACACGGTCTATGCGTGGCAAAGCCAAGCCTTCATACATTGCAGATCCTTCAACTATTGGCGATGCTGCCTATGACTCAACAACAAATGATTGGGACATTGATTACCCAGTCCCTGTAAATATTGATTACCAGATTACAACCTATGCTCGTCAGCCTCGTCATGATCGTGAGATCTTGGCGCAGATGCTGTACACAAAGATCCCATTTAGATTTGGGATTTTACAACCCGACGACAATACAGTTCGTCGTTTAGATCTTCTGGATGTCTCTAAAAGAGATATCTCAGAGGCAGGAAAGCGTTTATTCGTTAACGCTTTTACTGTCCGTGTCTCTAGCGAAATCGTTCAGGGGCAATTAAACGAAGTGTACAAAGTGTTACAAGCAAACGTCACAGGCACTACGGGAGAGTTTGTACAAGGAAGTACAGCAAATCCGTACCAAGCCATTATTCCGTTCACTATTACGCAACCATAAGGCACCCAACTTTCCAACTATCTAAGGAGAAACAATGAGTTATCTACGCCCTGGTGTTTACCTCACGGAGACGCTATTGCCAGCCCCAATTGCTTCAGGACCATCGGCTAACGCCGCAGGTGCTGTTGTCGGTCAATTTGCAAAAGGACCAGAAGCAGTAACACTAGTTACATCTTGGTTTGACTTCACCAACAAGTTTGGTGGATACGACGCTTCTAACCCAGCAACATTTCAAGTAGGATCTTTCTTCACCAATGGTGGAAAAGAACTTTACGTTAAGCGCGTCCTTCATACAGACGCAGCAACTGCTTCAGTCAACCTTCTTACTTCAGGAAGCGCAACAGTCGCTACTGTAACATCAAAGAACGCTGGCTCAGATAGCAACAACTTGTTCGTTACACTAACAGCAGGTCAGGTTTCAAGCACATATAACCTTTACCTTTATAACGAAACAACTTCAGGTCCAGTACTTGTTGAGTCTTACCAAAACATTGTCTTTAATGACTCTACCTCAAGCAGTTATGCTGGAACAGTAATCAACACACTGTCTCCTAATATCACTATCTCTGCTGAAGCATCAGGTGTTCCAGTTCTTACTACCTACCCACTAACAGGTGGATCTAACGGAACAGCACTTACTGCTACTGATTACACAGACTACAAGGGCTCTGGTGACTCTGTCTTTGCTGGTTTCAGCGTTATTGATCGCCCACTAGTTGTGTTTCTTCCAGAGATCAACCTCATCAGCAGTGCAACTACTGTTATCGATGCGGCTATCTCATGGGCAGAAGCAAACAATGGATTTGTAGTAGCAGAAACACCAGCAGGCGAGTCTGTTTCATCTGCAATTTCATTTGCAGGATCTCTTACAGAATCAAGCAATGCTGCAGTTTACTACCCACATCTTTACGTTTCAGATCCTCTAGGACGTAGCCCACAGTCTCTACGACTTATCGGTCCTTCAGGCGCTGTTGCAGGTTACTTCTTGCTCAATGATTCAACACCTGGCAAGGGTGTTGCAAAGGCTCCTGCTGGAATCACAGCCTCACTTGCAGGCGCTGTGGCAACAGAGATCGGTTTCACATCATCTGACCTCGATAGCATGAACTCATCTACAAGCCCAGTTAACCCAATCCGCCAAATCCCTGGCGCTGGAATTGCCATCATGGGTGCTCGTACACTTCTTCAAGATGGAACAGCGAACAAGTATGTCAACATGCGTCGTTCACTTATTTACATCGAGCAGAACCTTGAGAACCTTACTCAATTTGCTTTGTTTGAGAATAACGATGAGCGCTTGTGGGCAAAGATCTACACAGTCATCAACGTGTTCTTGAATAACTATCGTAATGCAGGTGGACTACGCGGTGCTACATCAGCACAGGCCTACTACATCTTGTGTGACGGTACTAACAACACCCCAACTACTATCGCTAACGGACAAGTTAACATCCAAATTGGTGTTGCACTTGAGTACCCTGCAGAGTTCGTAGTTATCAACCTAAGCCAAAACACACTGGCTTAAGACCGAAGGAGATAAATAACAATGCCAACAATCATCAATAATCGGTCGTCGTTAGTAACCGATCCGATCCGTAACTTTAGATACCTAGTTACATTTCAACCACAGGACACAGCCTTTGGTGTTGCTTTTCCAGTAACTCTTGGCTTTACTTCTATATCGGGATTATCTGTTACAACAGACTCTATCCCTTACCGTGAAGGTGGATACAACACAGTTGTTCATCAGATCCCTGGTCAAACAACATTTACACCACTTACACTTCAGCGTGGAGTAATCCTGAACACCCATCAAAACTGGGATTGGATGCGTCAGTTGTTTGCAACTGTCAACTCTTCAGGATCAACCCGTTCAGTTTCAACAAACTTCCGTTGCGATGTTAGCATCCAAGTTTTGTCACATCCAATTCCATCAGCGGGTTCAGATGTAACTGAAACAAACGCCTCATCAACTGACCACACAGCAATGCGCTTTACAGTGTTCAACGCATGGCCTACATCAGTTGCATACTCAGACCTAAACGCTGGCGATAACGCTCTGTTCGTAGAACAGATGACACTCGTCCACGAAGGCTTTGACGTTACATGGGCACCAGATCTATCAACAAGCGCAGCAGCAGAATCTAACTCCTAATAACTGACTAAAGGACCACAATGACTAACACAATTCATGCAGCGGAAAATCCCGCAATGGTAAACGACATGCTCTCTAAGTTGGATAAGGAAGCAGAAAAAGAAGTAGAAGTAAGTATCCAGCCTCCTTCGGATACAACGGTTAACCTTCCTGGTGGGTATGTACTACCTACTGGGGAGGTTATTCGAACCGCTGAGGTAAGAGAACTTACTGGAAGAGATGAAGAGGCTATCGCAAGAGCCTCTAACCCAGGACGAGTAGTCTTAACAGTTCTTCAACGAGGACTTGTTAAGGTTGGTAATCTCAATGCTGATGAGGCTTTACTAGACAAGTTATTGTCTGGTGATCGTGACATGATCTTGCTTGGAATTTTTAAAGCAACTTTTGGAAAGACTGCAGATATCAACACATGGTGCGGTGGATGTAGTGAGATAAAGATTGTTCAGGTAGATATTGACAAGGACATTCCAGTCAAAGTATTGGTAGACCCAGTTGCTGACCGCATCTTTACCGTAAAAGGTAAGAGAAGCGAGTTCACAGTTCAATTGCCTACAGGCGTTGTACAGCGTGAATTACTTACAGCCACTGATAAAAATGCTGCAGAACTAGCAACCATTCTTTTAGAGAACACATTACTTCAAATTGATGGACAACCTGTACTGAGTAAGTTACAGGTGCAAAACCTTAACATGGTTGATCGCAGAACTATTTTGGATGCAGTCAATGCCCGTGTTGTGGGCCCACAGTTTGATGACTTGACAGTCGCTTGTCCCGACTGTGAAGGTGAGGTTGTGGTTCCCGTTAATTTGGGAACCTTGTTTCGACTCTAGCGCTGATCCATACGAGCACGTTCTTGCTGAGTGGGCGGCGCTGACACGGTTGTATCAAGGATGGACGTTAACTGAAATACAACAGTTATCGAGAAGAGAAAGAAAGAATTGGTTAGAAATAGCCAAGATAAAGTAGAGAAAGGGAGTGAGTCATGGCTAACGAAGACATCGGGCATATAGAAGCCCTGAGTAAGGCTGTCGACGACTTAACCAAAAAGATCACTTCCTTAACTCAAGGTTTTGAAAAGATGACTACCACTGCGACTAGCGGTGGAAGCAAAATGCTCAAATCATTTAATGCGATGGGTGGTTCTACCCGTTTAGGTCAAGCAA